GCCAACAATGTATTAAATCTTGCATTAACTGGCACAATGGATTTTCAAGCTGCTGGTATTGGTCTTGAGACAGGCGGCGAAGCTTCAGCAAATGTTGTAGTGACTAGAGCAGGCACTGGTCCTGCTTCCTTGGTAATCAAATTACACAAACGACCGGTTATTGCCGGCGGTTCATCTTACTAAGGAATAACTTCAATGAAGCTTATATGCGAAGTCAATGAAGAATTGAAAGTTATCACCGAGGCTAATGAGCGCGGTGGTCGCAGTTATTTCATCGAAGGCGTGTTTATGCAGGCCGAACAGAAAAACCGCAATAACCGTTCATATCCAAAGCATATCATGGAGCGCGAGGTTAATCGATATGTCGATGAACATATCAAACAAAATCGTGCTTATGGTGAGCTTGGTCATCCATCAGGACCGACCATCAATCTTGAGCGTGTATCACATATGATCAAAGAATTGCGCGAAGATGGAAATAATTACATCGGTCGTGCCAAGATCATGGATACACCATACGGTAATATTGTCAAGAATCTTATGGATGAAGGTGCTCGTCTTGGGGTATCTACTCGTGGTATGGGTTCTTTAAAGGAACGTAACGGTTGCATGGAAGTTCAAGATGACTTTCATCTAGCAACAGCTGCGGATATTGTCGCTGACCCTTCCGCTCCAGATGCATTTGTACATGGTGTTATGGAAGGTAAAGAATGGGTTTGGGATAATGGAATTTTGAAAGAAGTCGACATTGCTGGTTATAAGACTCGCATAAACGAAGCTTCTCGTTCACGTCGCACCGAATCAGAAGTGCTAAACGTGTTCCGCGATTTTATTACCAAGCTTTAAATAACCACATTTTATAAATATCACAAGATCATCATCTAAGTCCCAAGGGAGACAGGAAATGAACGAAAGAAAGCAGATCGACGAGGTGGATGCCACTGGCGCTCACGTTCCCGATGCAGTTGGTAACAAAGTTACACCTCCCGGTGGCGATAAGGGTGGTGAGCATGGTATCATCCGCACATCACCAACTTCTGTTGACCCTGCGTCACGTTCAGCGATGGTTTCAGCCATCGTGAATACAGTGACAAAGATGAAGAAGGGTGATCTGAAATCAACATATGCAAAGGTCATGGGTCTACCTGACGGTGAGCATTCTGCTCCTTTGCAGGGTACATCAAAGATTGCTCAACCGCCTCGCGTAACTTCGGAAGACCTCGATATCGCTGATGACGTTCGCGCTATCTTTGAAGGCGCTGAAGTTTCAGAAGATTTCAAGAACAAAGTTTCTGATATCTTCCAGACAGCTCTTGTTTCTAAGATCAATGAGAAGCTGGAAGAAATGGCATCTATTCATGAGGCCGAAATCGAAGAAGCTGTTGACTCCCGCGTAACACAGGTTGTGGAAGAGCTTGACTCTTATCTTGACCACGTTGTTGAGCAGTGGATGGACGAAAACAAGCTGGCCGTTGAAACGGGCCTGCGTTCTGAAATTGTAAATTCATTCATGTCAGGTCTTCGCAATCTCTTTAGCGAACACTACATCGACGTACCGGAAGGTAAGGAAGATGTGGTTGAGCAACTAGCTGCTCAGGTTGAAGAATTGACGGATGCGCTGAATAGCGAAATTGAAAAGTCAGTTGAGCTTCGTGCAGAAAATGAAGCTCTAGTTTGTGGTGCGCTGATCGCGGAAGCGACAGAAGGTTTAACAGATGTTCAGGCCGAAAAGCTGCGTAAGCTTGCTGAGTCTGTTGAATTTAACGATGTTGAGTCATTCTCATCTAAGCTACAAGACCTCCGTGAAGGCTACTTCCCGTCAGGCCGTAAGGCTGCTCTGAAGTCAGTTCTCACAGAGTCTGCTCTTGATTCTGATCCCATTGAAAATATCAATGAGCAGACTTCAGGGCCGATGTCCGCTTATGTCTCAGCAATCTCACGCACCGTTAAAAAGTTCTGATCGGCTAAATAGCCAATATTCCTAGGAAAGGGAACTACCATGAATACAGAGTCTCTGATCCAGAAGTGGGGCGCGGTCATCGACCATGGTGACCTCCCCTCCGTAAAGGATTCACACAAGCGTGCCGTGCTGGCTCAGCTCTTGGAAAACCAAGAGTATGACTCACGCCAGCAAGCGATTGGCTCAGGCGGCTACCGCGCCCCTGGCCTTCTAGGTGAAGCTGCTCCCGCGAACGCGATGGGTGCTTCTTCTTCAGTTGCCGGCGCGGGTAATATCGACATCTTCGACCCGGTGCTTATCTCACTGGTTCGTCGCTCGATGCCAAACCTGATCGCCTATGACATCTGCGGTGTGCAGCCGATGACTGGCCCAACAGGCTTGATCTTCGCTCTGCGCTCACGTTATACGTCTCAGGATGGTACAGAAGCGCTGTTCAATGAAGCGAATACAACATTCACTTCAGCGGCTGCAGGTAACACAGCTTCTCGCTTTGTGGTTGCGAATACTTCATCTGGTCGCGTTCAGGACGGTACAGATCCTACGGGCCGCGTGAAGGCTGGTGCTTCAGGTTATACCGTGTCAACTGGTATGACAACATCACGTGCGGAAGCTCTTGGTGACGGTTCATCCAATGCATTCCAGCAAATGGCGTTCTCAGTCGAGAAGGTCGCCGTGACTGCAGTGTCACGTGCCCTGAAGGCTGAATACACCATGGAACTGGCGCAGGATCTGAAGGCTATCCATGGTCTGGATGCCGAATCAGAACTTGCGAACATTCTGTCTGCTGAAATCCTTGCGGAAATCAACCGCGAAGTGGTTCGCACAATCAACTACACCGCCACAGCCGGCGCTCAGGAAAATGTGACCTCAACAGGTACATTCAACCTCGACGTTGACTCAAACGGTCGCTGGATGGTTGAAAAGTTCAAGGGTCTGCTGTTCCAGATCGAGCGTGAAGCTAACCAAATCGCGAAGGCAACTCGTCGCGGTAAGGGCAACGTGATGATCTGCTCATCAGACGTTGCTTCAGCTCTGTCAATGGCTGGTGTGCTTGACTATACACCTGCTCTGTCAGCGAACCTTCAGGTTGATGACACGGGTAACACATTCGCTGGTGTGCTTAACGGCCGCATCCGCGTCTACATCGACCCGTACTTCTCATCATCAACTGGCAAGCAGTATCTGACAGTTGGCTACAAGGGTTCTTCAGCCTTCGATGCCGGTCTGTTCTACTGCCCGTATGTGCCGCTCCAGATGGTGCGCGCTATCGGTCAGGATACATTCCAGCCGAAGATTGGCTTCAAGACTCGTTACGGTATTGTGGCCAATCCGTTCGCGACAACGACAGCCGATGGTACGATCGGTTCATTCGGCGATGCGAAGGCGAACATCTACTATCGCTTTGTGGCCGTAACAAACCTGATGTAATATCAGGCGACAGCCTAGTAACAAGAGCCCCGTGGGAGAAATCTCACGGGGTTTTTTGTGCCTAAATAGTAGCACGGAGGGCAACGATGAACGCTATTAACGACCAGCCTACAAATCTAAATTATCTTTCACCGTTAGGGTTTAAATTTACTCTTCGGCGTCTACCTATGGTCAATTATTTCTGTCAGTCGGTCGATATCCCTGCAATTAGTATGACACCAATCAGTACACCAACACCACTAAGTGCATTAATAAGACCTGGGGATAAGCTTGTATATGACCCTCTTACAATTACATTTCGTGTTGATGAAGATATGAAAAACTATATTGAAATGGTTAACTGGCTTGAGGGTCTTGGTCACCCTAATAGCTTAAAACAATTTCGTGATTTATCTGCATCATCACCTCTTGCAACACCAAGTACTATAGGTAGTGCAATGTCAATTATGTCAGATGCAACTCTTACTGTATTGACAAGTCATAAAAATCCTGGATTAAATGCTTTCTTTAGTGATGCATTTCCTACTAGTTTGTCAGCACTTAGATTTAGCTCAATGTCAAATGACGTTGAATATCTTGAAGCTACAGCTACATTTTCTTACAGAAAATATACATTAGAACGCATTTAGTTCTGTACATTTGCCTAGAAACCTGGTATTATGGCTAGATGATGAAAACACAAGACATTCTCGACATGTGGGTTATCGACACAAAGTTGGATGACCTAAACTTGGATCTTGAAAGCATCAAGGTCCCAATGCTTCACGGAAAATATTTGGCGCTGCTTTCAAAAGAGCGTGCTAAAGTCCGTGAGCTAACCGCTAACAAAAAGACGCTAACCCGTTTGTTGATTGCTTACTATTCAGGCAAGGCCACTCAGGATGAGCTTGAAAAGCTAGGTCGTGATCAATTCATGGAGCGTGTCATAAGAGGTGATATTGATGAGCGAGTGAATAATGATGCATCCATGATACGTCTTGAATCAATGCTCGGCCTTCATCAAGAATGTGTGATGGTTCTTGAAGAAATTATGAGATCGATAAACAATCGAGGCTTCCAGATCAAAAATGTAATTGACTGGCGCAAGCTAACTGTAGGTATGAAATGACTGAGCAGGTACATATTCTCAAAATCGATGAATCAACCATGCGCCTGCAATGCTCAGGTTCTGTTGCAAGAGAGGTATCAGAAAAATATACCTTCGAAGTACCTGGCGCAAAATTCATGCCATCTTATAGAAGCAAAGTTTGGGATGGTAAAGTTAGATTATTCAATGCTCGCAATTATACAATGTATGCAGGGCTAGCCCATAGTGTTAGATTATTTTTAGAAGAATCTGGTTATGATGTATCAGTTGATGATGATCTTATTTCAGAAGATGAAGCATCATTAGTTGAAAT